GACTATTTGAAGAAAGCTATACGCGATAAGATGAACGACTATAGTGATCATCTGTGCGGCGGAGCATGTAAAGATTACGCAGACTATAGTAAGTGTTGCGGAATCATAGAAGGACTGGCTCTAGCAGAGCGTGAGCTTTTGGATATGAAGGAAAAGCTAGAAAAAGATTACTCCGCATAAGCGGTGCAAGCGACTCTGGACGCTTTTTTCCAGTGCAGGAGAAACTAATGAGTCAATCATTAGCACAAAAGAAGGAAGAGTTATCTGAAGATCAGGATGACAATTCCAGGAAGGCAAAGCAACTGCCCACACCAAAGGGCTATAAAATCCTCATAGCTTTGCCAGAGCCTGAGGCAAAGACGGAAGGCGGCATATTAAAAGCCACTGAAACGCTGCACAACGAAGAAATAGGTTCTATTGTGGGCATGGTCATAGAATTAGGGCCAGACTGCTACAAAGACCCACAGCGATTCCCTTCTGGGCCGTCATGCAAGGAAGGCGATTGGATATTAATGAGATCTTATTCGGGAACACGATTTAAGGTTCACGGTAAAGAGTTTCGTTTAATTAACGACGATAGCGTAGAAGCAGTTGTTGAAGATCCAAGGGGGATAGTCAAGGTATGAGTGAAGCACAAGAATCAATGGAGTTCGAGGAAACCTCATCTGAAGACAAGTTTTTTGGGGTTAAAACCACAATAGGATCAAACGAATCGCAGTCTGATAGCAGCGAAGAGTCTGATTTTGAGATAGAGCTTGTCGATGACAGGCCTGAAGAGGACAGAAGACCTCCAAAAAACGAAGCTGTTAGTGAAGACATAAGTGATGAAGAGCTTTCCAGCTATAGCGAAAAAGTTCAAAAGCGCATAAACAAGCTTCGCTACGATCAGCATGAAGAGCGCAGACGCAGGGAAGAGGCGGAAAAGATGCGCGAAGAGGCTGTGAGATATGCACAGCAAGTGACAGAAAAGAACAAAGAGTATGAATCCCTGATAAACAGGGGAGAAACTGCTCTTATAGGCCAAATAAAAGATAAGGCCAAGTTAAGCTACGATACTGCGAAAGAAATGTATCGCAAGGCTTACGAAGAAGGCGATACTGATAATGTTGTGGCCGCACAGGAAAAGCTCATCAAGGCTCAGACAGAACTGTCCGAAGCTGAGAAGTATGAGAACAACCTTGCCAGAACAACTCAGCAGCAGCCTCAAGCGCAACAACCAGCGCAAGATCAGTTCCAGCAGCAACCTCAACAACCGCAACAACAGGTTACGGTTCACCCTGAGGCTCAGAGATGGTCTGAAAAGAACCCCTGGTTTATGCAGGAAGGTTACGAAGAGATGACTAGTTTAGCGTATGGAGCGCACTCCAGGCTTATGAAGCAAGGAGTTGCACCAAACAGCCCAGAATATTTTGCTGCGGTTGATACTGCGCTAAGACAAAGATTTCCAGAATTTGATTGGCAGGATGAAAGCGATACATATGGGCGTAACGCACCCGTGACTGTCAGTCAGCCCTCGTCGGTGGTGGCTCCCCAAACAAGAAATAATGGAGCCAAACCGCGCAAAGTACGGCTAGCGCCCAGCCAGATCGCTCTCGCCAAGCGACTTGGACTTACCAATGAACAGTACGCAAAACAACTCTTAAAGGAGGGTAATTGATGACTGAAGAGCGCACTCCAAGAAACTCTGAAACGCGAGAAGTTTCTACCAGACCCAGTGATTCATGGATCCCAGCATCTATTTTGCCTGACCCGGAACCTCAAGATGGTTACGTCTTTAGGTGGGTAAAGACAAAGTTGCAGGGAGAATCAGACAATGCTCATGTGTCCAGGATGTTTAGGGAGGGATGGGAGCCTGTGAAAGCAGAGGATCACCCAGAACTAAAATTAGGTTCAGACCTTGGCAGTCAGTTTGAGGGGAATATAGAAGTCGGCGGGTTGCTCTTATGTAAAGCGCCTGAAGGCAAAATGAAAGCTAGAGAAAGGCATTTCACAGATATAGCCCAAAACCAAATGGAGTCGGTAGATAACAACTTTATGCGTGAAAATGATCCTCGCATGCCTCTCCTTCAACCAGAGAGAAGCACACGGGTATCTTCATTTGGCAAGGACTAATCTCTGGCAAGGGGTTAGTTGTTAACTAAAGGAGGCCGATATGGCAACCGTTGCAACCCCTATGGGTGCAGAACCAGTTAATACGCTAAGTGCTAGTGGCTCTTACACAGGTAAAGTTCGTCACATCAAAATAGCGTCTGGTTACGGCACCGGCATTTTCTACGGCGATTTCGTCAAGCTTGTTAACACAGGCACAGTAGAAAAAGATACGGGTACTTCTACGCTTACACCAGTGGGTGTATTTGTAGGATGTTCCTACACTGACCCAAGCACAAGTCAGTTAACTTTCAACCAACAGTTCCCAGCAAGCACTGCTGCGGATGACATAATGGCTTATGTTGTTGATGACCCTAATGTGGTCATGCAGATGCAGTCATCTGGCGTTTTGTCTCAGACAGAGCTAGGTAACAACATTGCTGTTGTACAGACTGGCGGTTCTACTTCAATCGGACGTAGCAAGAACTCTCTAGGAGACACTGGCGCTACGACTAACACGCTTCCAATGCGAATCATCGAGTTCGTTGAGGGGCCAAGCAGCACAGTTGGTGATGCGTTTACTGATGCTCTCGTTTTCTTTAACGTGGGCCACCAGTACACAAACACCACTGGCGTATAAGGGGGATTAAGAAATGGCAATTTCTAGAGCGCAAATGCTTAAAGAACTCCTGCCTGGGCTTAATGCCTTATTTGGCTTGGAGTATGAAAAGTACGAGGATGAGCACACTCTCATTTATGAGACTGAAAGCTCTGACCGTAGCTTTGAAGAAGAGGTAAAACTGTCGGGATTTGGGGCAGCGCCTGTTAAAAACGAAGGTTCTGCAATCACTTATGATTCAGCTCAAGAGACCTTCACGGCAAGATATAATCACGAAACCATTGCGATGGGATTTGCGATTACAGAAGAAGCGATGGAAGATAACTTGTATGACTCTTTGTCTGCACGTTATACCAAAGCTCTTGCTAGGGCTATGGCTTACACTAAGCAAGTCAAGGCGGCCAACCTCTTAAACAACGGCTTCACCACATTCCAATCTGGAGATGGTGTGACTTTGTTTAATGCATCTCACCCGCTTGTAAATGGCGGCACGAATGCAAACCGTCCGTCTACTGCTGCGGATTTGAACGAAACGTCTTTGGAGAACGCAATCATCGAGATTGCAGCCTTCACGGATGAGAGAGGTCTTTTGATCGCCGCTCGTCCTACGACTTTGATCGTTCCTCCTGCATTGATGTTTACGGCAGATCGTTTGTTGGAAACAACACAAAGAACGGCAACTGCTGATAATGACATCAACGCTATCCGCAACATGGGAGCAATCCCCGGTGGATATGCGGTCAACCACTATCTGACTGATACCAATGCGTTCTTCTTGAGGACTGACATACCTAACGGTATGAAGCACTTCGAGAGAACTGCGCTGGAAACCAGCATGGATGGTGACTTCGACACTGGTAACGTGAGATATAAGGCTCGTGAGCGTTACTCGTTTGGAGTAAGTGATCCATTGTCAATATATGGTTCACCAGGAACAAGCTAGTTCCATTAACAGGGCTACCTCAGACAACTACGTCCTTAATCACGATCTGGGGTAGCTCTTTTTTTATCCTGACTGTGTTTCACATGGAACATAGACACTAGCCAAGACAGGAGAAAAGCATGGCTAAGACTACTTTTAATGGACCCGTCCGCTCGGAAAATGGGTTCCAACAAATTTCTAAAAACGCAACCACTGGTACTATAACTGTTACCTCTGGTGATAAAATGGCAACCGAAGCGACTGCAAGTGCTGGTATTGAAGGCACTGCGGCTGTCTATGTTACTCAGGTAAATCGTCTGAAGAGCGATGTAGATACCAACGTAAACATCGTCAAAACAACGATAATGATTGATCTAACGGGCCTAAAAGATGGTGATACCGCTGGAGATATTATCGGCAAAGACGGTTCTGGTGTTGCGTTTATCGGTAAAGTTACAACAGCTAACCAAGGCACAGTGTTCGGAGTGACGATGACTTGCCTAGAGACTCCCGCTGGTGGAAGCACAGACATTGATTTGTTTTCTGCTACAGAGGGAACAGGTGTTAACGATACTGCCATTGGTGATCTAACTGAAACACAAATAATCAATGCTGGAGCGGCTTCTGCTGGAACGGTTGTTGCTGGTGGCGATATAGTCGCTGATCAGTTTTTGTATCTAGTAAGCCAAGGCACTGGTGATGCCACTTACACCGCTGGACGTTTCTTAATTGAAATTACAGGGTTCGACGCAGCATCCTAAAGGAGTGAATCATGGCTGATGCAGTAACAACACAAACCATACAGGATGGCCCTTCAACGGCTATCTTTAGGTTTACAAATGTAAGTGACGGAACTGGTGAATCCGCTGTCGCAAAGATTGATGTTTCTGCTTTGTCAAAAGACCCTATGACTGGTGCATCATGTACTGGCGTGACGATTCAAAAGATTTACTACTCAACTATAGGTATGAGCGTAAGAATTTTGTTCGATGCCTCTACGGACGTTATGGCTTGGCAGTTAAATGCTGATTGGTCAGATACTTTGGATTTTTCTGATTTCACAGGTATACCTGACTCTAAGCCAAGCGGGACCACTGGTGATGTTTTATTTACCACGATAGGCCACTCCAATGGTGATGTTTACAACATAATCATGCAAGTTAGGAAGGTGTACTAATGGCAAAGCTAGAAATATTTGTTAGCGGAGTATTCGGAAAAACCGGAGAAGATGCTTACCAAATAGGTAGCAAAAACGAAGACGGTGAGTATGTAGCCGCTTCTGGTGATGTGTTTATTAAGGCAGACGCTGAAGCTGCTTTGAAGGACATGCAGCCAGAGGAGAAAAAAGCTCCAGCTAAGAAAGCTGCACCTAAAAAGGCAGCGCCCAAAAAATAATCCTTATGGCTAGGAACTATAAAAAAGAATATAAAAAGTTCCACTCAAAGCCAGAAGAGAAGAAAAGACGGGCTGGCAGAAATGCTGCTAGAAGGAAAATGGCTTCTTCTGGGGCTGTTTCTAAGGGGGATAAGAAAGATGTCCACCATAAAGATGGAAACACCCGCAACAACAGAAGGAGCAACCTTCGGGTTGAGTCTAGGTCTAAAAACAGGGCTAGGAAAAAATGAGTTTAACGGACGCAGAAAAAAACAGATTAAAGAAGGTTGGTCTATCTGGTCTTAATAAACCAAAGAGAACCCCAAAGCATCCAAGCAAAAAAGCTGTAGTCGCTGTTAGGGATGGCAGCAAGATGAAGATCATTCGGTTTGGTGATCAAAAGATGGGGCATAACTATAGCGCAGAGGCCCGTAAGAGCTTCAAGGCCAGGCATGCCAAGAATATAAAAAAGGGGCCTACTAGTGCGGCCTACTGGGCAAATAAGGTTTTTTGGGCTGGAAAAGGGGGAAGCAAAAAGTCTCCACCTAAATCTCAAAAACAAAAGTTTGGTAAGTCCTAATGGCTATCAGCAGAGCGCAACAAAGAAAGCAGACATCCTCCGGGCCAGCAAAGCGAAAGCAAGCAAAAGTAAAAAAGGTTATGAAGGAGTTTAAGTCAGGCAAGTTAAAGTCTGGTGGCTCTGGAAAAAAAGTTAAAAACAAGAAGCAAGCTATAGCGATAGCACTGTCTGAGGCTGGGCTTTCTAAGAAAAGAAGGAAAAGATAATGGCTACAAGCGGAACACATGCTTTTAATCTAGATCTTTCTGATGCCATAGAAGAGGCTTTTTCTAGAGCTGGGCTAGAGCTGCGTAGCGGATATGATTATAAGACTGCGAGAAGAAGCATAGATCTTTTGATGCTTGAGTGGCAGAACAGGGGTTTAAACCTGTGGACTGTAAAGTTTGGCACACAAAATCTTACTGCTGGAACAAACACATACTCATTGGATGCAAAAATATTTGATATCGTTGAAGGGTTCTTGAGGACTGACTCTGGTGATACTGATAAGCAGTTTGATCAGAGCATGACAAGAATATCTGTAAGCCAGTACTCTCATTTATCAAACAAGCTGACCAGGGCAAAGCCCCTAGAATATTACGTTGAGAGAACCCCGGATGGCATAACAATAAACTTATGGCCTACACCGGACGATCAAGAGACTTACATCTTTGCGTATTATTATATGGAAAGAATAGAAGACTCAGGGACTCCCGCTAGCAACAACATGGATATACCGGCTAGGTTTCTCCCTTGCTTAATATCAGGGTTGGCTTTTCAGTTAAGTTTGAAATTCCCAGCGGCTGCTGGAAAGATGGAATCCCTAAAAGCTGATTACGAAGAGCAGTGGAGAATGGCTGCTGATTC